GTCTTACAAAGTATGCATCTAAACCACCTGAGTGGTTTTTAAGTGTAGATAAAAAAAGAATACAATTAAAATCAGAACAACTTTATAGTCCACAATTGTTTGCGTTAGCATGTTTAGATCAAGCAAATTTAGTTGTACCTGTACCTAAATCACAAGACTGGAAACAACATTTTTTAAAACCAATGATGCAAGGTTTACAAGAAGTAGAACCGTTGGAGTCTTTAGATCCAGTGAATGAACTCACAGGACTCTTACAAGACTGGACAACTAATAGACAATCAGCAAGAACTTGGGATGACATACTAAACAAACTACCATACACAGATGAGAAAAGAGAATTTACATATTTTAGAATGGAGGATTTTTATAACTTCTGCAAAAGGAATCACTGGGAAAAAGATAAGAATCAAACAGGTAATCTTATAAAACAACTAGAAGCATTTGAAGGTGAAGAAAGAATCCGTATTAAAAAACAACAACCTAGACTTATTAAAATAAAAACAATGAAACAGACTGAAGCTGCTGTATCTAAAGTACCATATCAAGAAGAAAATTTCTAATGACTAAAGGTGTAATAACAAGAAAAATTAAAGTTAATAATTATAGTTATGATTTAGAAATCTATCCTAATTTAGATGGACATAAAGAAATCGCATGGGAAATATTTCCTCGTACTCACAAAGCAGCGTTATATGCATTTAGTAATAAAGATAAACTAAATAAAATAATAGAAAAAAAACATATCTATGAACCAAAGAAATGAAAACAATAATATTAGGACCACCTGGAACCGGCAAGACAACAACTCTATTAAATCTGGTAGACGAGTTTATCCAGGACGGCGTTAGACCAAAACAGATTGGATATTTTTCATTCACGAAAAAAGCTGCAACGGAAGCAGCAACGAGGGCCGCGGATAAGTTTGGTTTGGATGTAGAAAATGATTTAGCTTTCTTTAGAACACTACACTCTTACGCATTTAATCAGCTAGGTATGACTCGAGAGAAAATGATGGGCACCGAAGACTACAAAGAGTTTGGTGAAAAATGTGGGTTGCCAATCAAGACAGCAAAGTTTTCTGATAGTGATGGCACATTTAATTCTGATAACGAATACCTTACAATAATAAATACCGCAGCTGTAAAAAGAATGGATCTATTAGAGTATTATGATTCTAGACAAAACAGTTTAGATATTGAGCGCAATACTTTATATCTTTTGGCAGAAGAATTAAAGAGATTCAAAAAAGAAAAAGGACTCAAAGACTTTAACGATTTGTTGGAAGATTTTATTGCAAAAGAAACTATTAATAAATTTAAAGTTTTATTTATAGATGAAGCACAAGATTTATCTTTGTTGCAGTGGGAGATGGTGCGAAAGATATGGAGTCGTGCAGAAAAAACTTACATCGCAGGTGATGATGACCAGGCAATATTTAAATGGGCAGGTGCAGATGTAGATCATTTTATTGCACTCAAAGAAGAAGTAAATGATATAAAAATTTTAGATCAATCTTATCGTATACCTGGCGGACCCATACACGAGCTGTCACAAAAGATAATAGGACAAGTACAAAACAGATTCGACAAAGAATATAAACCAAGAACTGAAGAAGGAATCTTGCGTAGGTATTCTGATATTACACAAGTAGATATGTCAGAGGGCAACTGGTTAGTGTTATCTTCTGCAAATCATTTTTTAGATTCTGTAAAAGAAGTATGTGAACTTAGAGGTTGGTATTATTCTTTCAAGGGACGTAACTCCATATCATTAAAACTATTGTTAGCATTAAACAATTGGGAAGCTTGGCGTAAAGGTTCATTGTTAAACCATTTAGAGATAAAAAATATTTATGAATACCTTGGATCAAATGTATTGGAAGGATTTAGGAAAGGTAAAACACTACACGCTGAAAATAAATACACATTAGAAGAATGTCAAAAGGACCACGGATTATTAGTATCGACAGTTTGGTACGAATCATTCGAAGGATTAGATGGCATTACAGAAAATTACATTCGTAACATGAGGGCGAATGGTGAAACACTAAATAAAAATCCTCGTATAATAATGTCAACAATACACGGAGCGAAAGGAGGTGAAGCTGACAAAGTTTTACTAATGCAAGATATAACAAACGCAGCACTCGAAACATTTAGTCATGACCCAGATGAATTACACAGATTGTTTTACACTGGAGCAACAAGAGCGAAGCGTGAATTACATGTATTAGATCCAAGAGACTTTGACAAAGCTTATTTGTTATGAGTAAAAAAGTTTGGGACAAACAGCACGGCGGGAATCACTATCAAAAGTATGTGATACAGCCCAGTAAATTTGTGGTGGAGAATAAGTTGCTATATCCAGAAGGATGCGCTATAAAATATATAATCAGACATCAAGATAAAGGCAAGAAGCAAGACTTGTTGAAGGCCATACATTTTATCGAGATGATAATTGAAAGGGATTATAAGTGAGAAGCACGCAAATACCTTTATTCACTCCTGAAACAGAGTGGGTAATGCCTGATGAATTGAAAGATTTACGTGGCGCCAAAGAAATAGCAATCGATTTAGAAACTAATGACCCACATTTAAAAGAGCTTGGCTCTGGTAATGTCACTGGAAAAGGCCACATTGCTGGCATTGCGGTGGCCGTAGAGGGCTGGTCAGGGTATTTTCCTATACATCATGAGTCTGGTGGTAATATGGACAAAAAACTGGTCCTATCGTGGCTACAAGATATTTGTAATCAAGAGGACACCACATTTATATTTCACAATGCAATGTATGATATCTGTTGGTTAAGATCAGCAGGTGTTGCAGTGAAAGGTAAAATAGTTGACACAATGATAGCAGCGTCTTTGATTGATGAGAATAGATTATCTTATCAATTAAACACACTGGCAAGACATTATATAGGTATGGGTAAAGATGAAAGTATTCTTAATGCAGCTGCAAAAGAATATGGCATTGATCCTAAAAAAGATTTGTGGAGATTGCCTGCAATGTTTGTTGGACAGTATGCTGAACGTGATGCAGAGTCTACATTAAAACTTTGGAAAAGATTAGAGACAGAATTATATCAAGAAGAGTTGTGGGATATATTTAACCTGGAGACAAAATTATTTCCTTGTTTAGTAGACATGAGATTTAAGGGAGTGAGAGTTGATTTAGAAAAAGCAGAAAATATTAAAAATTCTTTGATACACAAAGAGAAGAAAATATTACATAAAATCAAAGGTTTAACAGGAGTTGACGTAGAAATTATGGCAGCTCGTAGTATTGCAAGAGCATTTGATAATTTAAAACTTCCGTATGACAGGACAGAAAAAAGTAAAGAGCTAAGTTTTACAAAAAACTTTTTACAGAATCATCCACATGAATTACCAAAAGCAATTGCTGAAGCAAGAGAAATAAATAAAGCACATAGCACATTTATAGATTCAATAACTAAACACGCAGTCAATGGTAGAATTCATGCAGACATAAATCAAATTAGATCAGATGCAGGTGGAACAGTGACAGGCAGATTCTCAATGAGTAATCCAAACTTGCAACAGATACCTGCAAGACATCCAGAGTTAGGTCCTTTGATTAGATCTATATTTATTCCGGAAGAAAATACAAAGTGGGGGTCATTTGATTACTCACAACAAGAACCTAGAATATTAGTACACTATGCAAAGTTACAAAACTTAAATGGCGTTGATGAAATTGTTGATGCATACAATGCAGGTGATGCAGACTTCCACCAGGTTGTTGCAGACATGGCAGGCATCGAACGTAAACAAGCTAAAACAATTAATTTAGGTTTAATGTATGGCATGGGTAAAAACAAATTAATGGCAGAATTAGGTTTAATGAAAGAATCAGCAGAAAAATTAATTAAACAATACCATCATAAAGCACCATTTGTAAAACAATTGATGGACAATGTATCTCGTAAGGCAAATGATCGAGGTAAAATACGAACTTTACTAGGTAGAGCGTGTCACTTTGATCTTTGGCAGCCGGTACAATTTGGTGTATTTAAACCATTACCGCTAGAACAAGCGCGAAAAGAATATGATGAGCCTTTAAAACGTGCATTTACGTACAAAGCTTTGAATAAATTAATACAAGGAAGTGCTGCAGATATGACTAAAAAAAGTATGGTTGCATTGT